TATTAAACTCTCTTAGAACGCATCCTTAGCGTTTCATCATATTCAAACCACTTAGATTATGTCTAGGTTTATTTTTATGTAGATGACTTCCATCAGGAGACCAATTCATAAGATTATGAACCTTCTCTTTAGTAAGCATTTTATTAGCTGCTATAGCCATGTACTTAACCCAATACCTAACTGCTGATGCTAATGCATCTAATCTATCATCATGTATTAAAGAACCTTTGTCTCTAGTGATCTTAGACATTTGAAAGAAACCTGAATACAACTTACGTTCAAGTAAAGCATATCTCTCATTATGTAGACTACTCTGTATATCTTTCTCTAAGATGTCTTGGTTAAAGATTAAATGATGTCTACCCATAACTGGTTCTAAACCATCTATTATACGTAACTCTTTCTGACCTGAAACCCAATCATCTTCTATTTGTCTTTGAATGTATTTATCTAAATGCTGTACTAAATAACCTTGCCATTGAGCAGCAAAAGCCCCATTACCGAAGTTCTTCTCTACTAGAATGTCATTAACCTGCCATTTTGTCGCTATCTCAGACAAATGTTTAAAGGACTCTTCTTCATAACCGCCTTTAATACCACCCCAATCCATAACGAAGATATAACCATTAAGGAAATAAGTAACCGCATAACCTGTCTCATCTCCATTAGCTCCACCACCTGCAGGATCGACGTACATCATCTTTCCTGTATATGGCATTAACTCTTGTGATAGACTAAAGGGTTTATACAACACTTCACTAAAACTACTTCCTGAAGGAGGTGTTATTACTAGGTCATTCTTAGGAAGCCACTTAATCTCAGCAGGAGCTTCTTCTTGGTTAAGATCCATGAAGAGTAAGTTCCTGAGCTTTAAAGGATACCTCTCTTGATCTGAAAGTATTGTACTGAGCATGTATTGCAACTTAAAGTGCGGAGTACCGATATCAAGCTCTTTACCTTGAAGTGTATCTTCATCTAACCTAGAGTCAGTCGGCTTACCTTGAGTACCTGTTATACCTCCACCTGTACGTAGAGTAGGATCTATTTTCATCCGTTCTACTATATAAGGTGCTAATGTATCACTGTATTCTTTTTCCTGCTTCTCAGTAGGGTATCTACCTGTCCATACTCGTACTTCATACCCTTTACTAGGTAATAAGTTATAAATACTATCTGATGTCTGAGGTGTACCTAAGTAAAGTATCTTACCTCCAATACATATAGCTGTGTATTCTTTTGTCTGTTGTTCTAATGTAAGTCTAGCTGTTTCTGTTTGTGAGTTATTATCTGACTCAACATCATCTGATATAAGTAAATCAGCTCTTGATCCTGCTTTATCTGCTGTGATACCCATACACTTCACACTAGGAGACTTATCATCACCTTTAAGCGTGTAGTGAACATCAAAACTCTCTGTACTACTTCTATCTCCATACGCTTTATCAGGAAGCATACATTCTAATATTGTAAAAGATCTAAATATCTTAAGGATACCAGTAGCGATCTCTCTTGCTAATGTACCACCTGCTGATACAACTACTATACGATACGAAGGATCTTGTATAAGACACCATACGGCATAACATATTGTTATTGTTGTCTTTGCTTGTCCACGTTGAGCTTGTACCATACTTCTCTTACTACCATGTTGCAAGAATCTAGCTATATCTAATTGCATTTCTGAGGTAGTCCATCCGAATACTTCAAGCTGTACATCTATTAAGAAGTCAGTGAAATCCTTGTATTCTTTTTGAAGTACCTTAAGTGTATCCCACCTCTTTACTGCCTCCTCTATTGATTCTTTTACTGCCATAGATCCTCCTAATCTATCAGAGTACATATTCATATATACTCTAATTCATCAAGACTATTTAATCTTTATTTAATCTTTTAATTTAAGCTCTAATTCTAATACTAGATTCTTGAACATCTCTTTCATAAGCTTGTTGTTAGTATCTAATATATCTTTCATCTGATCTTTTGTTAAAGCTGTTGCTTTATGTGTCTCTAATTCATCTATTCGTAGTTGAATCTTAGGTATAACATACTTAATGACATAACCTAATCCGCCAACAACTAATAAAAGAGAAGGTGTAATTATATCATTTAATTCCATCTTTTATCCTTTTTAACTTCCATGTACGACAAGCTAATACTCCTGTAAGAATTAAGCACACTATACTTAAACTTACTACTAAAATTTCTTGCATTTGTTATTAGCCCCTTGTAATCTATTAGTATTAATAATACTATGTATTCTAGATATATATCTATCTTATAATCATATATCCGTAGCATTACAGAATAACTCTTGTAATACACCACTAAGAATATACTATAATAAAATACTAATAAGTAATTGAATAATAAGAATACATTATTATTACTTATAATTAATTTATACTTATTAACGTATATAAATAATCCTGTAGTCATTAATAACTTACTAACCCAAGATAATATACTTGCATCTAAAGGTATTAAATACATAATTATCTGATAGTATAATATCTTAATATTAGAAGAACTAGAGGAGCAAGAAGCCCCTACTAGTATTAAAAAGAGTACATGAATTTCTTCAATATATTCTAGTAGATTAATCACCCACCTCCCTCTTTAGGTGGTGGAGGTGGAGGTGGTCGTTGCCCACTTCTACTTCTATTAATGTAACGAATCATATTGTACTCCTTTGGTTAATGGAAATCTAAGAAGGAACTACTTCAGCACCACCGTCTACTGGCATCCAAGGATCAACTGCTGCTGAACCTGCTGCTTTGTATTCCTTAATACTGTCATCTGCTGTATTATGAAGAAATAACTGCTTACCTTCGTATTTAGCAATACCTCCTGCTAAGTAACCTACGTTAACTACTGAAGTAGCTACGTCTACGATAGTGTCATTCGCATGTCCTGCACCTTCAGCCGTTACAGTTGAAACTACAGTTAATTTATTGTCTACCATTGTTTGAGAGAAAGCCATAATATCTCCCTTTCTTATTTATATTGCAGCACGGTTATTCGTTAACTGCTTTGTTTATATTTAATATATTCTTTCGTTTAGAACGTAATTCATCTAATTTACTCTTAGTTTCATCAGTCTCTGAACTCTGATCTACATTACAAGTGATATTACTATCTGCTAGGAACTTCTGTATAACAGTCATCCCTGCGGGAGTAAGCATAGGTATGTACTCAAAAGGTACTTCACCTTCACCATAATCTACCATTGTACCAATCTTATTGATCTCTTTTATTTCAGCCTCTAGAGTAGATATATGAACCTTACCTACTAGTTGATGCATAAGAGCCATTAGATCTTCTGTTGTTGCTATTTGTTTCATATAATCTCCTATGAGTAAGTATGTTGTAAATATACATAAAAACTAGTATCTACGGAATTCATAAGTATAGCAACATCTGAGTGATTATAAGTAGTAACATCTAAAGATGAGGCTGACCAATCTGTAATCTTGAAATAAGCCATATTATTATCAGCAGGTACTATATTAATAAGTTTAGCAACTGTCGTACCTGTTTGTCCATCATTAGTCCTAGGTGTTAGTAGTGCTTTAGCTCCATTAGGAGAGGCTGTTAACTTAAGTAATCCTGTATCTCCTAAATCTGTAACTGTATATACATTACTAACAACACTAACTAAAAAGGTAGCTACTTTAACGTCTTTACTAATAATATTACCAAATCCTGCGGAGTCTGAAATTCCCGCCTTATATGAAAATGTAGATGGGTAAGTTTTATTCCTGAAGAAATTAACATTCAATTCATTAGCACTTGATAAGGATGTTAATGTTAAAAATCTATCTGCCATAATGCCATTATTAAAGTCATATCCTTGATTATCTTCTATTAGTATATTCTTAATTCCTGCAATATTTCCTGCGTTAGAGACTTCTTGTACCACAGATATAGGCGTAGTTAAGTTCTTGAATGTATTGTTGCGTATAAAAATATCAGATACTTCAGTAGCAGTATCCCCGTATGTACTTGTACCAACAACTGATCTATCTATAGGTGCTATCTCTATCGCTACTTCACCATTTGTCCACGAATCTGCTACGAATCTATTGTTTACGCAGTCAATACTACCTCCCATATCTACAAGTATCTTACGATTACTTAAAGTATTGAATGTATTACCTGTTATGAAAGCCTCTGCTAGATAAGCCACATATAAATCACGACCACTACCAAAATCTCCTAACCATAAATTATTAGCTATTGTTACATTAGTAGAGAATTGAGTAACTAATACACCAGTTGATGTATTACTAGACTTAAATGTATTCCCTAATACTTTAGTATTCGGAGAATGATTATTAATAGCTAGACACCTATTACCACTTGTACCTATATCAATATATGAATTCTGTATAACTACATTATCTGTATTCTGTAAGTAAACACCATAACCTTTAGTTTCTAGATCTATGTTAATATTATCTAATAATACTTCAGATACCTTAAGTATTGACAAAGCTGTTGCATTTCTTTCTATAGTAGATATATCTACTAACTGTCCTGCATAATCTGAATTCTGACCAACTAAATAAATCCCTCTTACAGTGGTTACTGCACTAGGTGATTTTATGTTAATATTCTTTATTGTTATTTTTTTACTTACACCTGATACTAATATACCCCCATTTGATACATATCTCATATCAATGTCATGTATATACGCTTTCTCTATTGAATTTAATCTTATATAAGTTCTATCTATAGCCTCTGTAAAATCTGCATTAGTTATAGTTCCATTATAAATACTTATATTATTATTTGATATTGTATCTTGTACTGTACCGAATCTAAAACCTGTGTTAGTACCTGAAAAATATATCGTAGATCTACCTAGATTAATATCTACATCATTAATAGTCCAAGTATATGCTCCATCTAATTCATATTCATCGAAAGGGAAATATATATTATTAAATGTAAGTAATTTAGCGAATTTAGCAGTATCTCCTAAGTCCCTATTACCTAGTAATCCAAACCATTTTACACTAACTGCACCACTATATATACGCTTCCATCTTCCTGTGCCTATACCAAATATAGTACCATCATCAGCAGTTTCTGTAGATGATATATCGAAGTAGAATTCTCCACCTCCTTCATCACCGTCTGTATAATAACCACCTACAGTAATAGTCTCATTATCTAATGGATCTGAGACTAGTAAAAGATCTGCAATATTAGATACTTTAGCACTTGATGATCCTCTAACTCTTGTTATACCCATTGTATATCCTTATTGTATTCTTTTTATATTAACATCATCACCCAGCATTAAACCTGAAGTAAAAGTTATACTTGTTGCATCTGTTTCTGTATAATTAGATTCTTTCTGATAAATACCATTAACAAATACTAAAAGATCTTTATTTCCTATAACATAAGAAGGTGCAGATACTAATGTCTGCCCTGCTGTTGCTACTGTATTTACGGTAGATTTAGTTGTAATTACAGGAGTAGTAGCACTAGATGCTAGATTAACATGTACTTCAAGCGTATCTGTATCTAATAATGTACCTGTAAATGTAATAACTTTACCTAATACTGTATAAGAATTACCGCCTAATTGTTTAATACCATTTATAAATATAGAACTTTGTACTATATTTACAGGTATAACACCACTTAAATCATATACCTTATTATCACTTGTATATACATTTCCTTGGAATACTAAGGAGAATAACGTATCTAATTGTGCTACAGGTAAAGTAGCTAATAAGCCTTGTGCTTTCCTTAAATTTACTGCATCTTGTGGATTTACTGCATCTCTTAAATTAATTATCTTTTTGTTATTAGCATTAAGATTAGCACGTAATTTAAATCTATTGCCTAACCAACCATCGAATAACTCATGTAGTAAGTAATACAATGCTTTATTACTATTGTCTAAATCTTTTTCTTTTACTTGTTTAGTATCTTGATAATCAACCTCTACTGAATTATCATCTTGTTCTCTCCGAATATCTATAATAGTACCACTTACAGGTGCAGTTGTGAATTGTACCTGACTATCGTTATTAACTATAGTATAATCTGTTATATTAGTCTTTAGTACGTCATCTAGATAGACTTTAATCTGATCTACATTAATAGTACCAAGAGCGAAACTGATACTAAATAATGAAGTACCTCCATCACCTGTATAGGAAGTACTAGATCCTAGTACATTCTTAGCCATATTACATCCTATCTATTTCTTGTTTATTTTGCTAATCCGTTAAGCACCTGCTTTATTCCAATTGTATTAGCGAATGGTAGCATCCTAGTTACTTTATTTATATCAGTTTGGGTTAAATCACCTTGTATTAAATTAGCAGGTAAATTAGTTAATGCCATTATATTTTCACCTAGTGTCTGTATAGGTACTCCGCCTACTCTATTACCGTATGACTTACCACCACCTAGTGTAGATACTAAAGCACTTGATACTGTAGGTATTACACTCAAAGGACTCATCAGATTCATAGCAGATGATGTAAAGGCTTCTTTCTCGAATCTTGTCTTTAAATATTTCTTCCTATCAGATCTTCCTGCTGCATCTAGATGTATCTTAAGTGCAGTGAATGCACTAGCTAATGCCATACTATACATAAGTGTAGTAGCTGATTCCATATCACTGAATTTAAGATTCCTGCCCATCTGTTTACCAATGGCAACCATAGGATAACGCATGAATTGAGTTACTAATGCACCAGTTGAACTAGAAGCCCAAAAGAAATCTTCACCTGTCATAGCTCTTTGGAATAACTGATTGGTATTCTTATTAAGTGAAACTATCAGAGTCTCTAAGAGATCTTCATCTTTCCATTTAGCTAGATTTAAGTTAAGTAACATACCATCTTCATCTATATCAGCGTATTTATTTATATTCTTAAATATCTTATCAGAATCTTGTTTATTTAAACCAATACCATTTAAGCGTTTGTATTGAGCGTCTGTTATATTCTTCTTAGCGAAGTCTGCTAGTACTTGTATCTGTGTATTAACAGCACCTATATCTTGGAATTGTTTAACAGTATTCATGCCATTCATATAACCTAATACATGACTAGCTTGTCCTAATGCGTAATCTAACTTACTAGCTGTGGGATGAATGTTATCGTCTAAATATACATCTACACGATGTAGTTTATGCTCTGATCCAAGACGTACACCATAGAATGTTTCTAACTCCCGTATTACTGAATTAGATACTTCACCTGTCTCTACATCTCGTATGAATGTCTTGAGTTCTTTTATGTGATCTATTGTTTTACTTATACCATATTTACCTACGAAAGTATGATACTCAGACATCTGAGAGATCCAACCTGTTGTACCTAATGAACTAAGATTCAAGAATTGTTTAGTTCTTCTTACCCAAGGTGCTAGACCTCCTGCTACAGCTTTACCTGATAGTTGGTCTATAAGTGCATTCATAGCACTCACTTGTGTAGGAGTTAAAGGATTACCACTCTTTAGAGCATCATCTAATAAAGCATTCTTAAGTGCTTTTACATCAGCATCACTCTTTAGTCCATATCTCGCTAATCCTGATCTACCACTTGCTTCTCTTGCATATCGAGTAGTCATAGTACTTAAATCAGTATCTATTAAATCGAGCATACTAGTTCCATACTCATCTACTTCTAGTAAATCTATATCTACCCTAGACTTAGCGAACTTAGCTTTACCTTTATTCTTAAGATTACCATCTATTAATCTGAACAATCTCTCTATACTTTCGTCTGCTACATCTTCACCCTCAAGCATATTTCTTAATACAGCACGAGAATCTATATCGAATAAATTACTAGGGTTCATATCTATACTTAATTCATTATTTTTAACTCTATTGAATACAGCATTAGCTATCTTACTAGCTATATCATCAGGGATTCCTACTTTAACGTAAGAGTTAGCTATACCACTCAATAACTTCTTAGTACCTGTAGCTCCGCCACCTAATTTCTGTATCTTCTTAGCCATTTTATCGTACTTCCATATTAAAGGAAAGTACCCTATAACATTATCTATCTCTTCAAATCCTGCTACACCATTCTTCTTCATAGCATCAATACCTATATCGTAAGACTTTTGTATAGCATCTGCTGCATCTGATATAGAATCTACCTGTTGTGTACGTCTGAGCTTAAGTATATCACTGTTACTCATACCACCTCTAGCTAGATTACGTCTATGCGTAGCTTCCTTCATAACTTCTAAATGAAACTCTTGTAATACAGTAGGATCAGTTATCTTCTGATAACTCGTAATACCTTTACTTCTAGCCCAATTAGGGTAGTGTACATCCCTAACAACACCTGTAGGACTAAGCATTTGTTCTTCTATATGATTAGCTATACCTACTGCTGTTTTCTTAGTACTACGTAATCCTGAACCATGTTCTACTAAATTAGCGAACCAAGCTCGTACTGCTTTACTGGGATGCTTGAGTAATATATTAGCATCTGAATGATCTATATATGAAAGGAAAGTATCGAATTTACTGAGATTATCTAAGTCCATATCATCATGTACTCTCTCAGCATCTTTAATTATATCTTCTGCCTTACCACTTTTGAATGTTAAATCAGGTTCTAAGGCATCTTCATCTACTTGTTTTGTATCGGTCTTTGTATCAACTCCTAGATCTTCTACATCTAATTCATCTTGTGTTTTAGTATGTCCGAATGTATCTATATCTTCAGGATTAAGTACATCCTCTTCTACTCCACCTCGTTTAGCTTTCGCTACCATCTCTTCATCGAGTTTAGTCTTCATCTTACCAAGAGTCTCGTCTATACCCTTCGTAAAAGCTCCAAAACCGCCACCTAATGCAGTTCCGCCTATAAAGGCATACATAACATCATCTGAATCTTTTGCTTGATGAGAGGCTACTACAGCACTTTCTAATAGAGATGCTTCTGCACCAGTTAATAAACCTGTCTTAACAGCTCGTGCTAATCTAGTACCCTTTTGTACCCAAGATAAGCCTGCTGTATAAAACCCTGATGCTAAACTCGCAGGATCTAGTACACTCGCTACCATAGTAGCAGCTACTCCTGTCATACCTGATGATTGAAGTAAAATATTATCTTTTTCTGCTTGTTCTATTTGTTTTGCTGTCCAATCATAATGTTCTTTACTCTTAGTTGTTGCTAGAGCTACTGCATGATTAGTTGATAATTTATCGAAGTCAGGCTCATTCAATGCATTGAAACTAGAATCATATTTAAAAGTGCCTTCTTTTATCACATTACCAAGACCTTCTAGTAATGTATATTGTCTAGCTGCTGCTGCTAATACTCCATCTACCTCTTCAGGTTCAAAATTAGCATTAGCTGACTTAATTCCTTGCTCAATAGTTGTGAATCCTGATCTTCTTTGTACTCTATTATAAGCATCTAACTTTTCTTTTTCAAATGCTTCATCTGCTAATACTGTACTTACATTCTTAACAATGTTATCTTGAATTGATAAATTGTCTGTAGTATTAATAGTGGTTATACCACTGCCTACCTTATTTTTTAATTCAGACAGGTCTAATTCTTCATCCATATATCCTCTTAGATAACATTATTAATTATATTAGTATTTATTAAATCTTTATTAAAGTCTCTTAGCTACATCAGCTAACATTTTAGCCCTTGTCTCAGGAGTTACTTTATTTTTTGCTTCATCTGCTATACGTTTCTTATCTCTAGGGATTAATACATCTGTATTATAATCCTTCAAGAGTTCGCCTAAATCAGTAACTACAGGATTATAAGGTATACCATCAGCATCTTTTCTGAATGATACCATACGTCCTGTATGATTATCCCAGTGCGTGAAGTACTTCTCATCATCTTTGAAGTTAAGCCATTGACCGCTTAGTTTAATCTCTTTTACATTCCAATCTAACATAGGAACTAAGTCTTCATCGGGTGTTAACTTATTAGTAACCTTATCACGAGTTAATTTAAGTTCAGTAGCATCGTATTTGAGGTTATAACCATCTATAGCTTTTTGTATAAAACTAGAGCCATTATTAAGAACTAACTCATTGTTAATTACTTCGTATTTAGTACTCAACCGTTTAGTAGCCAATGCTTGTATTTCATCTGCATCCCTTGAAGGAAATACAGAACGTAAATAACCTATCATACCACTTACTTGATCTTTCATATCATCAGTATTAGTTAATTGTTCATAGAATGGATTGTATTTACTATTAAACGATTCTTTATCTGATACTAATGCAGCTAATACATCATCTACTAACTCAGTTGTTTCTTCAGTTGTGAATATAGCTTTAGTCTTAGGATTCTCTTCTGCACTACTAATAAGTACAGCGGCTTCAGATACACTATTACCTTGCATCTTAGCATCTTTTAGCTTAAGGAATCTCAGATAAGCTATGTCATCGGACATCTGCTTCTTGAATAAGCTAGGATCAGTTTTCTCATACTCTATCATAGTATCTAATGTAGTACTAAGATCATCTCTTAGTGGTATTTTACCATCCTTAGATGCGCCTGCTAATTGAATAATAGAGTTCATGGAACTATTCCAAAACCTTGTATATTGAGTTTGAATAACATTATTGTCACTCCACTTCTTAGCTTTGTCAGTTATACCTATTGCTTTATAAGTATTGAATATAGCTGTCTTCTGCTCTTGTGTTGCATTAGGTGGTAATTTAGCTATAGCTTTCCTAGCACCTTCTACACTTCGTTTATCTACATCTTGGTCATATATTCTATTTACTTTACTTTGTTGTTGCTTAGTTATAGGCTTTCCTGTTAAAGGATCTATATAAAACCCCGATGTAGCTTCTACATAAGAATTATTAAGTGAAGCTTCAGCTTGTCTACCTGTATGTCCTGCATTTAATCTTGCATGAAGTCTAGTCAGATTGTCTGACCAATTATATGATGGGTGTGTTGTACCAAGATTTGACTCTTGGGCTATCTTATATCTTCTATCTAACTCTGTATGGGATATACTACCTGAACCAACTAGTTGATTGATTTCATCATGAAAGTGCGTCCAACCTAAGTTTATTTCTTTTTCTTTAAGTCTTACGTATCCTCTTTGGGAATTCTCTCTTTGAGCTTGTAACTCAGCACCTAGATCTATATTATTTTTAGTTAGTGCAGAATCTAATATATTATTACCTGTAGCGAGATCGGCTGTGTTAGCAACGGCGTATACACTCCTAGAATCTTCTTTAGATAAAGATCTATTTGCATTACTATTTAAGTACGCATCTAACTTCTCTTGAAGTATAGGTTTATTAGTTAATGTAGCATCTTGTATTTGAGCTGTAAGCCCTCTAATTACTTCAGTGGCAGTATTCTTAGCCTCTGTCCTATTATTACGTAAGAACGCATCCTCATGCTCCCTAGCTAGTAATTTAGACGACTCTAAGAACGCTGTGTCCATTAAGTTACGCATAGCAGGATCTAAACCTTCTACCGACTTCTCGTACTTATCTACAATTCTTGCCCTATAAACTGATTTATTTGTTTCTTTACCCTTATTCGCTATATAATGCTTTTCTTCAGTAAGGAAACTATCAGTAGCTAATCTAACTTTATTTAATTGAGCACCTGTTCTTGTTGCATACGAGGCATCTTCGGGTAGTAACTTACCTGTTTCATGAAGCATTGCTCCACGTATCTGATTACTTTTAACTAAATTACTCATAGCTATAGTACTCGCTTGTGTACCTAATCTCTCTAGATTACCTAGTAATATATTAGTTGAGTTATCAGCTTGTACTCTACCTGTAGGTACTCCTGCTGATATATCTATTAAATTAGGAGTCTGAGGTTGAGTATCTACTATTTGCTTATTCAAATCAGTCATTTATCCTCCTATTATTTAGTCACTGCCAAAAGTGAAGGGTTTATCTGTACCAGTTTGTTGACCGGCTAAGAATACATCTGTTGCTGTAGATACACCCAAATTAAGTACATCAGTTAATAAATCGGGTTCATTAAGATCGAATAACTTCTGATCGAATAGAATCTGTTCTTCTTTATTAGCTAATTGATCTAGTATAGACTGTATGTCATTATTAGATTTATTTAATGCAAAAGCTTCATTAGATAGTATTTCTTGTGATTCTTGGTCTGCTGTTTTACCTGATATACCTCTGAAAGCAGTAGATACAGTAGATGTACCTAGTGCCTTAAGTGCATTCATTTGTATTCTGAATTTATTATTAATATCAGATTCAATAAGAGTCTGTTCGTTCTTCTCTATATTCATTATTTGTATATTAGTTCTGAGATTATTAAGCTCTTGCTGCCTCTCAAAATCTTTTTGTTTTTTACTTAAACCTAAAGCACCTGTTATTAATTTAACACCTGCTAAGGCTGTCATTGGATCTATTGGCATACTATCTCCTATCGTCTTGCATTAGGACTGTATTGCCCTTCATAATCTATATTAGTTATTCTTACAGGAAAGTGAGTATCTGATGTGATACTGAAATCCATATCTGAATTCTTTTCTTTAATAGCTACCTTAAAAGTACCACTTGATATATCAGGATTCCCTATAAGAGATTCACCTGCTACAACACCTTCGTACTCTTTATTGTATATAGTACCTTTAGATACACTAGTTGTATTGAATCTAACTGTATCCTCGAAGTCAATAATCATCTGATTAACTATTAATCTCCCTCTAGAAGATGGTCTACCATCCTGAGTAAATATTCTAGGAGCTGTTACAGTGAAAGTAGAGTCGTATGTATTACCTACATAAACAACACCACCTAACATATCTTCTTCTAGTGTTATTACATTACCTACTGCTGTATAAGGTACAGTATATCCTGCATTAGGACATCCATTACCCTGTACTACAATTGTATCTGATGTTATATCAAAATCAGTTGTTACTGAAGTATTTACTGCACTGAATTCTTGTCGTCTATCTAAGTATATATCATAATTAACACCACTTGCTAAAGAACTCAAATCAAAAGACATATTCTCTAGATACATACCATTAGGATCTCTTGTGAGTAAATACATACCATGTGGATAGAATACATAATCAGCTATCCTAAATGTATTGAATTCAAATGTATACCAAGCTGATTGTACACGTTCTTTATTATTATTAATATACTTATAGAAGTACATCTTATTAGCATTACCTGCTGAGAACGCAGCTAAACCTAAATTAGTGTCTACTCTAGCCTTTTTTATATTATTAGTTATATAAGTAGGTATTAATTTAGTTAGATTATTAGCTGACCTAGACTTATTTCTATCTGATACGAATAACTCATGTACTTCAGAGAATACAACACCTGATGCACTTGTGAATAAAACTGTATCACCTGTACTTACTAATTCACCTATTTGATTACTACTATAAGAAGATATTTCAGATATAGCTATTGTAGAAGGTGTTAAAGCAACGTCACCCTCTATTAAATATTGACTATTATCTGAGAATATTAATAAATCTTTATTTTGTTGTATACTCTTCTTAAGTAAATTTATACCTCCACCTGTAGGAGATACTTCTATAGCGTCTGAATCTAGTACTTCTGTAGCAGTTGTTCTGAAGAAATTAAAGAATTCAGAAGTCTTACTTGTACTTATGAATTCATCTGATAGTACAATTAACCTCTGTTGAAATACATTCAGATGTTCAATAGGTCTACCTATCCAAGCGGGTAAGGGATTAGTTATATCTGATCCTACTGTTCTTGGACTCCAAGTCTCTATAGTAGTTCCACCTACTACAGCTCCACTCAAAGAGCCGAAGTAAAATGTATCATCTGCTAACTTAACTAAAGCATGAGGTGCTAATAAAGGATCTATTGTAGTAGTTATACATTCCTGTACAGACTCTTGCCATTCACCCCTTTGTAAAGTAGTTACCGCAGGATCTTCTCCTACGAACTTCATAAAGAAATCATCTTCTAGTATTTTAGAGTTATTACTTATTTTTACTAGTCTATCATGTGTATAATTCTTTGGTAGATCTTCTAAGGCATCTAATTCATATTCAGTAGAAGATACTACACTCATTAATCTCTCACTAGAATCATCTGCTACTTCAATCTTCATACCTATATTATCTAGAGATGCTGATATACTCATAAATATAGTATTACCTTTAGATATTGCTGATAGACCTACAGATGCTCCATTAGTAACTATATCTGATGCTAAATCCTCAGCTATCTTATCTACTTTAATATCTGCACCATCTGATGCAGTAGCACCATCAGGAGTAGTTATCGAGAAGGTAGCTGTATCTGTGGAATCAGTTAATGTACTAACTGTACTACTTGATGCACTTATATCTCCTGTAACTGTTTCAGATACTTGGAATGTACCTGTCACAGGAAATACACCGAAGTTAAATAAAACTAATGTATTACCATTTATTTTCCATATCTTACCTGTTGCACCACTAGTGCCACCTGTTATATTTTCATTTGTAACAAATCCTGCCGAACTAGCTACTTCTACTTCAAGTATAGTGACTGTATATACTACAGAATACGTAGTGTTGAACTCGCCTTGTTGTATAATTATATGAGAACCTTCTTGTAATGTAGTACATACACCTACGGCTTCCATTTGAGGAATTACAGTCTTATTATTAATAATAGTGTAATCACCTATAGTAACTAAACTAATGTCTGTATTAATGTTTATCGAGTCTAAATACGTAGCATTATTAAGACTAAGAGTTTGTTCTACTCCTGATGTATTGAATACCTTCACATCACCATCTGTAATAACTATTATATACTCTACACCATCAGATGCTTTAACGTAATGCATCTTAGCGTTATTATCTAAAGAACTAGTTAACTTACTTATTAATTTAGTAGGAGATCTTTTAATAATTCCTGCTGTTTCATGAGGTATGAAGTTAATCTGCTCTTCATGCATACCTTGTAATCTATTCTTGAAATTCTGTTGAGAAACGCCTTGAAGAAGGCTTCCTATATTACCTTGCTTTCTAGGCATTTGTACTCCATTTAATTTATAAGGTGTACAGGAATCGAACCTGCATTAACCATTCACCTTCTACTACCTAAAACTACCACCTAAACGACTCGTCATATTATTCATTGTCCGTTCAGGAGACATTAACATATTTGAATTACTTGTATTAATATTCTCTGTTTTTAATTCTTGTAATGCCTTTTGTTCTCTACGTGAATACACACTGAAATCCTGTGTAGACTTGTCTGTATCATAAGTAACCTCAGTTATAGCCCTAGCTGTTATATAGTTCTGAGCTGTATACGGAAGGTCATTGAACTCTAGTTCCGATATAAGAACTACGTCTACATTTTCGGTTATAGTATATGTATTATTATCTGTATCATAGAGTCTAGCACCTCGTTGTATGAATCTACCTGAAGCATAAGGCTGATTAGCTCTATGTAAGGCTTGTACACTCGTTGTATTCTGAGGTAATTCTATCTCTGAGTTCGTATTAGGAATAAGAGTTATCTTAGTCTGATTGAACCATAGAGGTTTAACTTGTACTTCTCTAGAAGCATCATTAAGAGCATCGAGAGCAGATACTACATCAGGATCACTAGTCTCTATAGAAGATACTACTGAGTAACCTAATGCCCTAAGAATTCTATTAACTGAATTCAGTTTAGGATTTGTTGAAGCTGCCATGTATTCTCCTTAGTTAAAACTAAAAGGAGTAGATATTTAGTCTACTCCTAATAGCGGAGGATAGGAGGTTATCCTATAAACCTATATAAACGCTTCTTAGAAAGAGCGTAATTTACCACAATTATCAGGGCGATCGAATGTAACATTAAATGCTAAATAAGAATCCACATAAGTAGAGATACTACCATGATCTTCCCATACTTTAGCAGTAAGTCCAATAGACTCAGCACTTAAGAAAGAATCAGGAGTTAATACTAATGCAAGTACTTTAGCTTCTGTTGCACTAATATCGAAGTCAGTTCCACCATTAATACTATTAAGTACATGAGAACCTGCTGTTTGAGGTAAGTTATTAGTTACCATAACACGTAATCCTGCGATTTGATCTAGACGATACTCTTCTACTGAAGCTGTACCTGCACCATCAAGGCGAGATAAATACTTAGCTTTAAGTAATGTACCTTCAAGAGTAGGATTCAAGAATAATACCATCTCATCTAACTCAACATCTTTAGACTTCATTTCTGCTACTAATTCAATTAAATGATCGATTACTTTATCAGGATCAGACTCATCTCCACCTGCATCTAAAGTAACTGAAGTACCTGATTCCCAGTCTGTTAAGTTAGGAGCTGCTGCATCTGCACCTTTAACACCTTGAATGAAGAATGCTTGATCGTATACCTTAGCGTGTTTCTTACCTTGCTCTGAAGCAATCTTAGCTAATGTATTGAAATCATTTTGAATATCTTCTAATTTAAATACAGCACTACGAGCTAATACAACAGTATCTACTGAAACTGATTTATTAGAGAACTGTAATTTCTCTGCTTGAAGAGTAGATCCCGGCTGCACACCTGCTACTGTTGCACCGCCAATACGTTTCTTCATAAAAGTATCTGTACCTATAAGTGTCTGAGTAGGTACGAATGCACGCATGATTGACTTACGCTCTAATGTTTCATCTACTTCTCCTAAGAAACGATCAATAAGTAATGCATTGATTGCTCCTGAACCTTCTAGTTGAGCAGGAGAAGTTAAATTAATTTGTGACATATAAATGTCTCCTTGTTATTCTTTTATTTATTTAAGTATAGTGTACTTATTTGTATTTACTTGTTAAATCTGAATTTATTATAATGTTCTGTTATACGTTTAACTTGTTGAGTATCTCCTGCTTTCTCAGCTTCACGTAGTTGTTTTGCTAGATCTTTAGGATTATTAATACTAATCCCTTTGTACTCAGGAGTACCTGTTGAACTAGCTTCTTGTGTATTAATTGTATCTTTGAATAATGAAGACATTTTGAATTCCTTTACTAATCGTTCTAGCATAACCTCTGCTGTATAACCACCTGATTTAAGAGCTGTGTTAACTTCTACTTTAGCTTCAGGCTTTAGGTTTTTAGCTAACCAAGGTTGCATTTCTTTCCAGACATCTGTACCTTGCTCTAGAGTAGCATCTTTACCATAAGCTTCTTTAGCAACTAAATTCATTAAAGTGTTTACTTTAGTGTTATTAGCATTTAATTTAGCTGTACCAATCTCTTTAACTTGAGCAACTAACATATCAAACCCTGCTTCACCTAATTTACTCTTTAGATTAGCTATAGATTCTTCTGTTAATGTCTTAGTTTCATTGATCTCTTTAAGAATTACTTTATGATCTATACCTTTTTCATGTAACATATTCTGTACTAAATCTAATTTAGCATCTCCTGATGGTTCAGGTTTAGCTAACTCAGGTGCATCTTCAATGAATAAAAGGTCTTTAGGTTCTTCGACTATATTCAATGAATAAAAGGTCTTTAGGTTCTTCGACTATATTTTCTTTTACTTCTTCTTTTACTTCTTCTTTTACTTCTTCTTTTACTTCTTCTTTTACTTCTACCTTGTCTTTAATCTCTTCCTTTGACTTCAGTTTTTCTTCTTCTTCCATCTTAGAGTTCGGATTACTTGACATATATCCTCCAATATATTTATACTATTACTGCTTTGCTTGTTCTTGTACTATACCTGAAGCTGCTTTAGCTGCCTCTTGTGCTTGCATGGCTTGTTGTTCTTGTTGCTGACGAGCTTGTCTACTAGCTTGTATTTCTTCTTGTGTATGCACGAAAGTCTTAGGTTCTATTCCTTCTGCTGAAGATATTGTATTAATAATAGAATCTAACTTAAGAGTTTCTAAGATCTCAGGAGGTAAACCACCTAATTGTGCTACAGCTTGTATAACTCTAGTAACGGACTCTAATTCTGAATTACGTGAAAGACTATCTAATCCTGTTACAATAACTGGTTCAATATCGTCACTTAATGTAAAGTCAATACGATCTAATAGTATCTTAGCTAAAGGCTTCTGAAAACCTTCTGCAAAGGAACTGAATACGCCACCTAGATTACTCTCTAATTCATTAGCTGTACGCCTTACTTCCTCTGCCGTAGTTCTTTCACTATCTCTAGCTGTGAATACAAGGAATACTTTACTAAGTCTCTGTTCTATTTCTTTTTGTCTATCAGATAGAAAACTAACTTCCCTTAACTTCTCTGCGAAAGTTAATAACATAAAGTCAGATTCTACACCTGCTACTGCATCTCCGTCACTAGCTGCGTTAAGATCTTGAGGACTAGACATAGCATTAGGATTAACTAATAATATAATTCTAGATATAATAGCTGTTACCTTACTAAGTGAATCTGATACTCTTTCGAGTTCAGCGAAATCACCTGCATGATCTTCTATGATACCTCTACCGTGCATCTCTCCTTGTCGTAATGACCAAGGCAATACTAAATAAGGGAATGTATCTTTATTCCAAGATCCTGTAGTATCTAAGATAGCGTCATCTACTGATTGCTCTAGCCTCCAACGTTCTCCATCTAGATATAATCTAGTATACATATCTAATTCATTTTCATTATCTTCAGGTCGCATACCAGTAGCCTGTACTGTCTCTTGGTTAGCTTCACTAAGGGCTTTGAATCTAATCTTCTCTTTTATAATAATCTGTAATAAAGTACCATCTAGGCTACGTTCTACCACGTAATTCCTTAACTCAAATGCCTTAACATTACCGTCTTTTCCTTTATCAGGAATCTTAATTAATACATCACCTGTGACCATACTGAGCTGTAAGGCATGTGTTAAATTAGGTCTTAAGTTCATAACATCTAATTGGGATACTGTCTTCTTTTCTATCTGTGCTAACTCTACATCTAATGTAGTCTTATCTTTAATTACTTGACTATGTATTAAATCTTCAACTACTTTAGGATCTACTTTAAGTCTAAAGAAAGGTCTTGTTAGACTAAGTAGTGAAGTACTGAGTTTATTACTTAAACTATTAATAAATCCTGATCCTATTGACTGAGAATTCTGACTGAGTTCTCCGAC